ATGACGCAGTTGGTGGCGACCAGAGCAAAGCCAGACGCCAAATCCAAAGGCGAGTCTTGCGTGTTCAGGCCAAAGAAACCCGGCGCTGCAACACTGACAGTCTGGAGTTGTTGGCTCATATGGCGACAAACTCTTGGTTTTCTGGGTAGCGCGTGCCTTCCAGAGCGATGAAGTCAGACAGCATGGACCGATAAAGGGCGAATGCTTCGGATGAATTGAAGCCCCCGTCCTCGCCGCGCTCGATAAGCGCGCGAGCGTAAGCGTTCTGCACCACCAAGCTGTCAGGAACCAGCACCAGCGTGTTATCGGCTGCCAGTGTGGCTTGGGGCACGGTCAGCGAGAACGGCAGGTTGTAGACCCCATCAGGGCGGGCGTACAGCACCACCTTGGTGTCGCCGTTGCCGTCCACGCCATCAAAGGAGAAATACTCAGGGATGCCGGTGATCGAAGGCACGAAGTTCTGGAACCGGTTCATCTCAACGAAACTGATGTTCCGCAGACCGACATTCGATGTCGTGTTGATGGCGTCCATCACTTGGAACTTCTGGCCGGCACCGGTCAGTGAGTAGATGTGGGCGCTGGCGTTGGTCGTGATGGTGACCGTGGTGCCCAGCACATTCCAAGCGTAGGCATCCTCGATCTGACGCTTGGCGTCGTTGACGAACTTGCCGATCAGGGTGGAGTACGCCGTCTCGCTGTTGGTCGAGACTTGCGTCTCGCGTAGCCGAATCAGCACATCATTGATGAGTTGTAGGTAGGTCATTGGCGAGTCAATCCTATTTCTTCAAAGGTAGCAATGACAGTAAATGTGCTGCCGGCCTCAGTAGTAACCCTTAGTTGGTCACCTTCCTCAAACACGATGTAGGCGTTGCCGTTGAACTGGATGTATTCTTTGGTCGTGAACGCATACGCGGTCAGGATGTCCAAGCTGGTGTTGGCGCTTGCGTCGTACCACTGGACCGTTATCTGCTTGGTCGAGCCGCCCGTGTTGTGTATGTACAACAGCTTGACCAAAGAATAGTAACCCGTCGGCGCGGTATACACGGTCGTCAGCGTGGCTGCTGTGGGGTTAGAGCCGACGGATAGGGGTCTCATTTCTTGTTCCTGGCCGAGATGGCTTTGGCTTTCGCCTTGGCATCCGTCTTGGACGACGCGCCCCAAGCCTTCAAGGACAACAGAAGCCGCGTAGGCTCCCCATCTTTGTACTCAGGCCCGGGCATGTTGCCCATCCGTGCTAAAAAGGAGGCCCGCCTGGGGTTGTCGCCTGACTTGACCGGCGCTTTGAGACTGCCACCGGTTGCGGCATTATATGACGAACGGCCCTTGGCGTTCAAGCCACCAGTCTTGGCTTGGCCTTCTTTGCGTTGCCAAGCTGGCGTTTTCATTTCTTCTTGGCCTTGCCAGCCTGCGACAGCGCGATGGCGACGGCCTGCTTGGGGTTCTTGACGACTTTGCCGCCCTTGCCCGAGTGCAGGCCACCGGCCTTGAACTCGCGCATGACCTTGGCAATCTTCTTTTCGGGCTTCATTTCTTCTTGCTCATCTTGTTGGTGGCAGTGCGCTGGCCGCGCTTGGGCAGCGGCTTTGGCTTGCCAACGGCAACCACGACTGTGATGGGCATGGCCTTCTTGGCCATCTTTGGTGCTTTTCCGTACATGATTTACTCCTGAATAGTTTCAACAGACTTACGGGGGCGGCCCATGCGCTTGACTGGCGCGGTCAGGGGCAACTCTTTATGCTCTGGAATGTCTTCTTCATCGATCCGAACGTAGCCGCCGTGGCCCTTCATCGTGTCGATGTCATGTTGCAGCGTGAACGTCACCGTATTACCACTTTGAATGCAACGATATGTAGCCATGCTTCTCTTTCAAAAAACAGGGGGCCGAAGCCCCCTGTTGTTTAGACCATACGGCCGATGACCAGTTTAACGGTCGTAGTGCCCAAGTCAACCGCGCCGCCAGTGGTGTTGGTGGTAGCGATTGTCACGACATTGGCAGCAGAGACATAGGCGCGGCGGACAACGCCCGCCTCGCTCACGCCAGCCGACATGCTGATGACCATGTCGCCCAAGGCAACGCCCGGGACAGCAACAGTATCAGTCGCCGCAGCTTGGTCGGCAACAGAAGCCGAGTTCAAGGTGCAGGTAACAGCCCAAGTGTCAGAGTAGACGCCTCGGAATTGATCATTCCCGCGACGGGATGTGATTGCGGATGCAGCAGCCATTTATTACTCCTGTGTAGGATAACCCCCCGGCTTATGGCCGGGGGATCATCATTAGGCTGGAACAGCCAGGGCAAACGCGCCGGAGGCGTTGGAAGCGGTGCTGGTGGCGCTGGTACGCAGAGCCTTCACGCCGTACAGGGTGTCAGCAGTGAACAGGGTACCGAGGTATTCCTGCTTGTACTGAGTCTGCGAACGGATGCCGATCTGCTCAACCAGAACCATCGAGTCCTTGTGACCCATCAGGCAGATACGGTCAGCGCCGCTGTTACCTGCGCCAGTGTCGGCGTTGGTAGAAGCGAACACAGCCATACCGTACAGCTGACCGATTTCACCGTTGCGGATAGCGTCGCCGTTGCCGATGAACGCTTGCTCGGTGTAGCGGGCCAGACCCATCAGGGTGTTGCGGCTCGACGGTGGGATCAGGAAGAAACGGCCGTCCATAGGAACGTCGTTGTCGTCCAGGCGCTGGATGGTGCGGCGGATAGCAGCATCAGTCAGAGCAGCAGCGTTGGAAGTCGAGCTGTTGTAGGCAGTGGTGCCGTCAGAGCCGATGAACGCCTTCGTGCTGGAAGCAGAAGTAGCGTAGTCGTCAGTGCCGACAGTAGCGCCGTTGAACGCGCGGCCCAGCTGAACCAGGTCGGTGTCGATGCGCTTGGCCAGGGCATAGCCGGCGTCTTCCGTGTAGAAAGAACGCAGCGATGTCAGAGCTTGCACTTCGACGATGTCCTCGATCAGGCGGCTGTACTCATAGTGCTTGTTGATCAGCACCTGAATGTTGGAGTCGCTCTCTGCGATCAGAGTAACGGCGTCCGTTGCAGCTTTGGCCGAGGCAGCGCCGCGAGCAGGGCTAGGGATGTTAACGGTGTCGCCCTTTTTGCCTTTGAAGGACATCTTCTTGACCAGATTGGCCAAGACGAGTTTCTTGCGGTAGGCTGCAACAATCTCGTCACTCCAGATTTCTGGAATGAAGTTAGCTGCGGAGGTAGTCGTTACCGAGTTTGTGGGGGAAAAAGCAGTATTTGCCATGATGGAAACTCCAAAATTAAATTATCGAACACGCCCGTCAGCGTAAGCCTGCATGATTTCATCACTCAGGGTCTCATACCGGTTCGGGTCAGTCATCTTGAGACGAATAAGGTCGGCGCGTCGGTAGACTCGCTTGGAACTCTCGCCAGAGCCACCCACATCAACCTGCGCGGCCTTCATGCTTTTGGTCCGGACAGCATCGTTTGCCTGCTCGGACTGTTTAGCCTTGACGCCACGAAGTTGCTTGAAGGTAGACAACAATTCATTGGCCGAGTCATAGTCAAACTCACCGTCGGCTTTTGCGTAAATCCCAAGGCGCACGGGTGAAGACTTCACCCAGCTTTGGAACTCAGCGTCGTTGACCACTTGGGAGTAGTCAGGATGCTCTTGCGCTAGCTTCTGCTGAATCTGCATCCGTTTGAAGTCGAGGCCGGCTTGCCGGGCTGCGAGAACATCTGGGTGCCTATCAATCGTCGTTTGAACTGCTTTTTGAGGATTCTCAAAAAAGTCAACTTCAGGTTCTTCCTCCTGAATACGCTGCTGCTTGGAACTGAGGTTTTGCTTGAGCAACTCGTCAGCAAGTTTTCGGACTTCGCCCACTTCTTGGGCTTGCTTACCGATCAGCTTTTCAGCCTCCTGGTGCATCCGAACGACTTCTTCCAAACTTTTGGCCCTGTACTTGTCAGGAAGTTCGGCTTTTTTCTCTTCTACTTCGAGTTCGCCTAGCGGCTCTTGTTCGTCATCAATCAACATATTATGGTTCCTGCCAAAATGGTTGTAGGATAATCAACTCGGCGTTTCGCGCTTATGAGTTGGCTTTGCGCTCCGCGTTTAACTTGTCGCTGTGTCTTTGCTCAAACCGGGCATACGCCGTCGGAAAGTGCCCAGACCACCCCTCCAAGTTAAACGATGGGGCGCTTATAACGCGGTGGGCAAGCCCACCACATTCACACTGCACGCTTTCCGTCTCATAAACGGTAAACGCCTCAGTGCGTTTGCTGCAATCGCAGACAAATTCATACATTCTTTTCATTCAAGTCCTCGTAGGCTCGTTCGCTGATCTCTTTGAGAGTTACCAGCCAAGTCAGGATTGAAATCTCGCCCTTGCGAAATTGTAAACTTTTTTCATCCGCAATGGTTGACACATTGTTGAGCGCGGTCAACATGGCGTCAATGTCCTCAATCAGATCGGTCCAGCCTGGGCGGGAGAACAGATCGAAGCGGTCTTCATAGTATTTTTGCAGTTCAGGTGTCATTTTTTAACATTTTCCATTGCATTGCTGCACAGCCTCATAGATAACCCAACCGACGCCGCCGCAGACCAGCAGGAAGATCATCAGTATCAACACAATGTTGATGACCTCGTCCATCTCTTTCTTGTGCTTCGCCTCGGCTTCTCTTTCCCTGCGGGCTTCATGCGCGGACTCAACATCCATCGCTGCTGCCCTGGACTTGATCTTGTTCCAGACATCGATCTTGCCGCTCTGCATAAACAGCAGTTGCAACTCATCCTCAAACCGCTTGGCCTGGTCGAG